CGGGGGTCCAGTGGTTATTATAGCGCCTTTTATATATTTTGTCAACCTATTTAGTTAATCTTTTCATAATACGTTCAGCCAGCGTGTCGACAAGCTCTTGCTTGTTCTTCTGGTCTTGCAGGCGTGCCACAACGCGCTGAGCAACCTCAGATACTAAATCTTCTTGGTTGCTCTCTTCCATGTAATCACGCATGCCGGGCTCTTCTTCCTCATCGTCACCCATTTTCATGTCCATGTCCATGTCCATCTTGGGCTCATCGTCCATACCCATATCTGGCTCATCTTCGTCATCCATGTCCATCTCAGTTGAAACTGGCTCTCCTAAAACGTCCTCTAATGCAGATTCAAGGGCACCCATAAAGTCATCAACAGATACCATCTTAGAGTCGCCGGCGGGGGCGCCCATATCCATATCAGGTGCGTCATCACCCATATCCATATCCATTTCAGGTGCATCTTCCTCTTCATCATCGAGCTTCATGTCTAATTCCATATCCTCTTCTTCAAGAGATTCGCCAGCAGGATCTTCTTCTTCACGATCTTCTTCATCGTCACGTGCGCCGGGCATGTAGCCGCCCATTTCTTGAATCCTCTGATCACCGATATTTTTAAGGTCAGCAAGTTTCATAAACTTTCTGATTTCGGTTTCGGTTAAAAGTGTTTTGCGAGCCATTGTTGTAAATCTCCTTAAAATGATTCAAATATAAATAGTTAAATAATTTGCAAAACCTACCAAATTATAAAATCATTTTGTTTCTCTTTAATTTAATTAGTGCGCGTTGTTCTATTTGTTTAACTCGCGCAAAAGAAATGTTTAGTCTATCACCAATTTGCCTAAGTGTCATGCATCCATGCTCATAAATCGATACTAAACAGCAATTTTTATCCTCTGGGTAATCAATCCACATGCGGCAAGAAGTTACAGGACATTCTTGGTTAAGTTTTAAACACATTCGGGAGCAATGAGATAATCCGTCTTTCATAAATCAGGATGCTCCTCAGCGATCATATCGAAAAGGTCGCTAATTTGGTCATTTGATAAGCCGCTATCTGACAATATTTGTTTTCCCTTATCTCGCAACTTTTTAGATTTAGTTCTCTTTTTGATTGATTGATTTTTAAATTCACCAATATAACTCAAAATCCTTTCATCGTTATCTAGATAACCTGTTATCATGCTTCGAAAAAATTCTGATTGTCTAATGCTATCATGTTTTAATTTAACAATCAGTTGTGCGTGGCGATGGTCATTTTCAGTGAATACTATTTTTTTATTTAATTTTCCATATTCTATATTTTTTTCCATATCACCATTTTTTCCTTGTAATATGAGTATGGCTTTCGTGTAGCCCGGCATTTGTTTGTCTTATAAACTCAGCCTTTGATTGAAGTTCGCCAATAGTCCTAGCGCCACTATACGATAGCCCGGAGCGTATACCCTTTTTGGCGTCTTTTAAAATTTTAGTAACAGATCCCCGGTATGGAATTCTAGCTGACACGCCTTCAAAAGAGGAATATTTTCCACGCCAACCAATCTGTGCCTCTTTGGAGGCCATACCACGGTAAGTCTTCCATCGAGTACCATCTGATTCTTCAAGCACTTTGCCGGGAGTTTCATCAGTTCCCGCCAAGAAAGAGCCACACATCACAGCGTCTGCGCCGGCAGCTAAGGCTTTCACCATGTCGCCTGAATTTTTTATTCCACCGTCAGCGATGATTGATACATTTCTATCTGTTTGTGCACAATCAAAAATAGTTTGAAGACCCGGCACTCCGTGACCCGTTTGTATTCTAGTAGAACAAATCGAACCTCCACCAATGTTGCACCTAACAGAATCCGCTCCCCAGTCAGCAAGATCGTTTATTCCTTCAAGGGTTGCAACATTACCAGCCATTAAATGAAAAGTTGGCCCAAAGATCTTTCTAAGTTGCTGCAAAGCTTCTTTCATTAGTACATGGTGCCCGTGTGCAACATCCAGACACAAAAACGAAACACCAGCATCACGCAAGGCCTTTGACCTTTCAATAAAATCACCTGTGACGCCAACAGCTGCCCCTATTGTGACCTCGCTTCCTCTCTTGCTTGATACTAGGTCATTAGCAATTGAAACCATTCTAGCTTGACTTTCGACAGTATTGTACCTATGAATGATTGCACAACCGCCTTCCATGCCAATAACCGCAGCCATTGGTGATTCTGAGATAGTATCCATTGGCGATGCTATGAGTGGCATAGAAAGCACCAAGCCGTTACCTAGATCAGTTTTTAAGCTAACCTCACTACGACTTTTGATATCTGAGTATTGTGGCTTTAACAATACATCATCGTATGATAAAAAATCTTTCATTATAACTCCTGTTTTATAAAATTAATAATATCAGCTGACCGGTACCAAGTTTCAGGGTTTGGCTCTGATGGTTCACTAAGAGACCTTAGTTTAATACCGTTACCATTCGCTGTTGTTTTGATTATAAAAATAGTCGGCACTCCATTAAAACTTAATTGCTTCTCAATTGCTGGAAAATCGTCAATATTAAAAGCAAAAAAATGTACCTTGTTAAATTCTTCGTTTTCAGATATATCGTGATAATAGGATTTTAAGTTATCACAATAGTGGCAACCATTGGAGTAAAACTTTACCATGCAAGTTGCATCTTCTTTAACCTGTCCTTTCAGTAACTTCCTTAGACCCTGAATCGATATTCTCTCCACGCTCATTGAAAACCTCCTTAGTTTTTTCTATACAAGTAGGACAAAAGAGTCTCACAACTTCTTGCTTGACAACAACTGTCCATGACAATATCATATCTTTATCTTTTTTGTCAAATTCTTTTTGACAAGCATTACAACTATCTGGTAGCTTGCCAAACAAAGCAATTTGATCAGCCATCTTCTCTTGGGTGCCGTCACCCATATGTTTTTTCATGGCTCTTTTCATTTTTCTATTCATCTGTTAATTGCTCCGAAGATTTGTCTCTGGTATTCTCCATCAAAAACAATAACAGCAGATGGGAAAGGTGCTGCGTTTCCACTGTTTCCAAATTTTAAACGACCTTTAACAAAATAAATTTCAGATGCCTTCATTACGTAGTTGTGCCAATATTTAGTATCAGTTCTGGCCGGGATAAGCATGACAACTTTTGTGTCTGGCTTCTTGGCCTCATTGTATGCCTTCTGGATCCACTTATCAATACCTCTGCCATACGGAGGATTAACAAAAACAGTATTGTCTCCCCAGTCTTTACTTAAACCGTCTTCAACTTCTGTAAAAAAATTTGCACATTTGGTGTTGAATGGGCTCGCGCATGGGTCCAAATTAAACGGGCCAAAACGCCAATTAAGTTTGTCAAAAAATTCTTGCGGAGTTGCCCAATTTCCCGTCTTTGAACTGAACATTACTTTTTGTGTTGATTTATTCATTACTAATCCTTTTTAATTTATTAATTGCTTTTAGTAGCTTTTGTGTTCCTTCAATATTATAAGGCTTTTGTCCAGCCAAGTCAAATATAATCTTGTTAAAGCTGACAAAAGAACCGTCACAAAGAAATTTGTTCCATCTTTTCTCTGCCTTCGAAGTATCAGGGATTTTAGTCACCTCAATCTTCTTACCGGTTGGAACTGTTTTTGGTACCCAATCAATAGTAATAACTGAAACTCCATCGTGTATAGGCAAGTCTTTGATTCGACCGACTTCCCCCTCAATTGTGTTTGCGTAGTTTTGGCGATTTTTATTATAATTCTTCTCAATAGACTTTAATAGAATTACTGCTTTAAAGTCATCGTCTTTAAAAGCTAAAACATCAACCGTAAACGTACCACCGCGAGAACAGGGTACACGCTTTTCAGTATCAAAACGCCAACCATCCGCAGGGGACAAGACACTTTCAAAAATTTTAATAACTTCATTGTTTAAAAGGTCTGTTGGTTTTTTGCTTCGGCTACCGTCTCTTCCAGATTCGTTTATTTGTCGCCTTAATTGATTACACTTCAACCATGGTTTTACATATTCAGGCTTATTCATCGGTGCTACCTAGCGCACCATCGCCCCTATCGCTAATTGTAATCGGATTTTTGTAAAGATTACCACTAGAACTTTGAACTGCTCGGAAATGTACAACTGGGACTAGCACCAGTTGTGCCACCTTATCGCCACTTCGAACATATTGAGTCTCACCACCGATATTGTGTAGATTTACAAATATTTCTCCGTCATATCCCGAATCTACAACACATGCACCAACCAAAAGTTGTTTTTTAGAGGCGATACCAGACTTATTTTTTATTTCAAGCATGTGTCTTTTTGGAATTTGTGCTTTAATTCCAGTAGATAGAAGCACTGTTTC